AAATACCCTTATCTACAACAGGGTCAACGGCCCAATACACTATGAGCAGTACTTGATAGGAATTTCATTGTGATATTTAAAAATCTGGTAACTGAAAGCAGTAACTCCTCGTATTCTAAATTTCCCGAAACAACAAAAGAGGAAGTAAACATGAAAAAGATAGTGTTAATAGCACTTCTTGGTCTATGTTCGCTTGTACTTGCAGATGATACTCAATATGATATTGACACATCATCGTTGTACACACCCAGCACGTTCAGTCAAGTGTCTGACAGACAGGTAGAATGTTTAGCCAAGAATATGTATTTTGAAGCAAAGAATGAACCCGAAGCGGGAATCAGAGCAGTAGGTTTCGTTACTCTTAATAGGGTAACTGACCCTCTTTTTCCTAAAACAATTTGCGAAGTTGTTCATCAAAGAGAAAGAGGTATGTGTCAGTTCTCTTGGGTGTGTGCACGCGGTAGAAACCCAAAAATAGATGACCAAGATAAGTATCAGTGGATCAAACAGCTTGCAATGGATATACTGTATAACTATACTGATCAAGATGCAAAGGACCCTAGTAAAGGTTCTCTTTACTTCCATGCAACATATATTAATCCTAACTGGAAACTAAAACGTACAGTACGAATAGGTCAGCATGTATTCTACAAAAGACCTTCAAGGAAATCTCAATGATCCATGATTTAAACTTTGTCAGTATTGTAGAGTTTTCAAAAGAAATAGAAAATCTTGTAAGAGAAAAGAAAATGGAGTATATTGATGCTGTTGTGTACTTCTGTGAGAAAAATGGAGTAGATATAGAAACAGCAGCATCACTAATAAAAAATAATTCGAAGCTGAAAGCATCGATACAGGAAGAAGCAGAGCAACTTAACTATCTACCAAAAACTCAAAAACTTCCTTTATGACAGACTACGAAGCGTATAAACTTTATTGTGCGCTCAAAAGACACTTTCATATGGATTCATACGATTATTTTAAGTATGGCGGAAAAACGAGAGTGTCATATAGCGCCTTTGGGAAGAGAAATGACAAATACTTTTTTTCCAAACTAGCCAAGCATAAAGATCCTGTTGGCTTTCTTGTTGCCAATCTGTATGATAACAATGACATATGGATTGGTGATCTTGTTAACGAACAGGCAACAGAGAAGAACTACAGAGAGTGGCTGAAGAAACTACAATCTCTCAGCTACTACTTTCGTGGTGATCTCGAGATGATTGATAACTTGAAGCAAGAATACAAAGTTATTGATCATCAGCACCCAAAACTCTTTGTTAGATATCTTGGTCGTCAGATAAAAGCAGAAACGCTAATTATCATTGATAAGCTAAACAAGGGTTGTTTATTTAAATACTGGGATCAGGAGTTAAGTGACCCTGTGTGGAAGTCTCAATACAACAAATTATTGAAACTTTCTCCATTCATCTCAGTTGATTTAGATAAATACAAGGACATTATAGAGAAAGAGCTTCAACCCGACTCTGTAATGTGCTAATTATGCAGTAAGTGGATAAGAAACATACAATTCATACGTTTTTATACAATTTTATACAGGAGTATACGATGTCATTTTCAAATCTTAAAAAGTCTTCCAAGTCGTCCCTCGAAAAGCTCACCCAGCAAGTTCAAAAGCTAGCAAATCCTGAAGGTAATGTTCGCGAACAAGACACACGCTTCTGGCAACCAGAAGTGGATAAGTCTGGCAACGGATATGCTGTGATTCGCTTTCTTCCTGCTCCCGAAGGTGAGGATGTACCATTCGTTCGTATCTTCGATCACGGATTCAAAGGTCCTGGTGGTCAGTGGTATATCGAGAAATCACTAACGACTATTGGTAAGGCAGATCCAGTGTCTGAGTACAACACTCAGCTCTGGGCAACAGGAACCAAAGAAAACCAAGATCAGGTTCGCAAACAAAAGCGCAAGTTGAACTTTATTTCTAACATCTATGTCGTCAGCGATAAAGCTCACCCAGAGAACGAAGGTAAAGTGTTCTTGTTCAAGTATGGCAAGAAGATCTTTGATAAGTTGAACGCTGCAATGAATCCAGAGTTCGAAGACGAAGATCCAATCAATCCTTTTGATCTTTGGACAGGTGCAAACTTTAAGCTCAAGATTCGTAACGTAGAAGGATATCGCAACTACGACAAATCAGAGTTCGAAGCACCGGCTCCTTTACTAGATGATGATTCGGAACTCGAGTCTGTCTGGAAGCAAGAACACTCTCTACAGGAGTTCTTGGATGAGAAACATTTCAAGCCGTATGATGATCTGAAACAGAAACTTTATCGAGTTTTGGCTCTTGATGGTAGTGGTACTACACGACCAGCTCAGAATGTCTCCCAGCGTACTATTGAAGAGAATGAAGAGGAATTCGAGCAGATGAAACCAGCAAAGAGTGCCAAGTCAGCTTCCAAACCCAAGGTGGAAGCACCATGGGACGAAGATGAAGATATTGAAGCGTTCAAGACACTACTGAAC